ACGTTTGAATATCTAGGTTTCGGTCCTGGTAACTACTCAACTGGTTTCCCACTACGTCAAGAAGTTGTTCTTTCAGATATTCAAGACTTCTATGCTCAATCTAAGAAAGAAAACGGTGGTATTGTATTCTATACTGGATTAAACTCCAACGGTGACCTTTATATTGGTAATCGTAAGATCAACGCTATTACAGGTCAAGAAACGTTCTTAGAGCAAGCAGTATTGACAACTGCTGCTGATGAAACTGGTGATATTGGTGGACTAGTAACTACATTTGAATTGCCTGTAGTATTTGAAAAAGATATCACAGTTGATGGAAACGCTAACTTCAACAATCCTGTTACAATTAATGTAGAAGCATCTGAATCAAATGCTTTAACTGTAGTATCTAACGTATCTTCTACTGCTGGTGAAGATTTATCATTAGATAGTCAATCGTTTGATTTGAGCACGATTCCTTCAAGTGGTAACATTGTAGCTCATAAGAATCAACTATGGGCTGGAGTTTATAACTTGAATCCAAGAGGAAATACATTATTAAGTGGACAAGATTATAGTATTAGAACACATGCTGATCAAACAAACGGATACACTCCATCTAATCAAACACCTAATCAAGAGAATAGTTCTTTAGGTCTTGCTGTTCAGTTTGGATTAGCATCACCAAAACCAGGAGATGTTCTATTAAAAGGTAAAGAAGTAGGTTCTACGGGATCACTTGGATGGATTTATACAAACTACTATGCTGATATAACATCAAGTGTATTTACATCTACTGCTTTAGGAAATACTTCAGTTCAATTTAATCTTAAAGCAGGAGTTAATACATCTGATTCTGCCGTTAATATTGTTGTTGGATCTACTTTAAGAATTAGTGGATTAACTGGTAGATTCACTAATGTTAATGGAATTAGAACAGTAACATCTAAAACTGCTACTACTTTTATTGTTTCTACTCCATTTGTAATTTCAACAAGTCCTAATGATCCTACATTAATTACTGGAGCAACAATTGAAATTTCAAGAAATTCTTGGAAAGAAGTTGCTCCAATTGGTGGAGAAGCTTTAAGAACAAACACAGATAATTATGGAGACTTTAGATTAGGAATTAATACTCTTGCCAGAGCACAGCATGGTACTAATGGTGATCAAATTAATGGTTTCGTTTCTACTGCCGTTCAACCAAGAGCTAATTTAGATCTCGTAGGAACAGCATTTATTAGTGGCAAAACTCTAGCAAATGGCAATTTTGTTGCCAATCCATTACTTGCTAATAGAACATTTAATGCTGTAAATAATGCTTTCTTAGTTGGTGGCGATAGTTCTGTTCCAGATGCTGCTGCTACATTAAGAGTAATGACCACAAATAGTGGTAGAGTTGGTATTAATACTACAAATAATGGAACTGCTAATACTGATCTAGACAGAACTTTAGTTGTTGTTGGAAATGGAAGAATTACGGGTGATTTTAAAGTACAAGCAAATCTTGATGTTAATGGTGGATCTTTATCAACTTCATCTTCATTCTTTAATTTCTTAACTACTCCAACTGATATTAATGCTTTTGACAATGTTAATAATTTAAATATCGGAAGCGCATCGACAGGAAATCAAGTAATTAATATTGGTAATATTGCTCCTACATCAACAGTAAATATTGGTGCTTTTAGCACTACTGGAGTTTTAAATATACATTCGGGTACAGTTAGTTCCGTAATTTCACTTGGAACTTCCAATAACACTAATACAAATAGTACAAGTGTTGTTAAAATTGGTGGAGCATATTCCAAAAATAGTGATAGTTTGGTTAACGGTAGTGTATTGAAAGTTTATAACCGTTACGCTTATTTTGATGGAGATCTTTCGTTCGGTAAAGGATTATTATCTGGTACTGGAATAGCTAGATTACAATCAAATGCTCAGCAAGTAGACTTCTTAACAATTACAACATCAAAAGTTAATTTAGCTACTGCTGCTTCTTCAATAAACATTGGTGCTTTAGGTGGAACTACTACAGTACAAAACTCATTAACAGTCCTTGCTAATTCATCATTTAATGGTGATACTACTTTAGCTGGTGGATTAAATTCTGGTTTATTCCAGGTAAGAAGAGGTTCTTTTGGCGTTGCTACTCAATCACACACTGCTGGAAACAATACAACAAACTTTAATATTGATTTGTTTAAGAGACAGACAATTAACAAAACTTTAGATACTGAAGGAGCAGCTGTTTATGGTAATACAACATGGAGAGTTTCTCCTAGTGATCCAGAAACTTATTACTTACCTATTGGAGAAGTGGCATCTTCATTGGAATATGAAGTTGGTGCTTATCTGTTAATTGATAGATCCGTACAAGTAACAGGTCAAAATACTACTGTATCTCCAGTCGGAGAGCAATATAGTGAATTAGTACAAATTGTTGAAATTACAAACATCAACAATATTACAACCCCACCTTCTTTAAGATTAACAGTTAAGAGAGCAAGAAACCAATTAAATTCATCTGGTGGAATGGTAGTTGATAATTCAGCTCCAAGTGGATACAAATATTTAAGACAAGATCACCCAGATAATGCTGTTTTAGTGAGATACAACTTCTCTAAGACTGTAAGTTACTTAACATCTACTTTAAACGCTCCATCTTCTGGTACACTACAAACTCTTTCTGCTGGAACATTTAGTGGAACTGTTGCTGTTGGCGATCTCTTTAGATTATCTTCTACTTCAGAAGGATATCTTGGAGAACTCACGTATGTAAATGCTGTCTCATTAACTACAGTACAAAGATTTGTTGTAAATGATGGTGGAAATCCAGCTACAGAAGTATTTACTATTGATTCTACTAATGGCAATACAAATATTTTTGGAACAGCAACAGTATATCAAACATTAACTCTTTCTGGATCTACTACAGCAAATACAGATAAATTAGTTGTTACTGATGGAAATGGCACTAATACATTTATTGTTGACAGTGCCAATGGAAATACATCAATTTATGGAAACCTAAACGTAGGCGGAAGTCTATACGATAAATTTGTTGTTACTGGATCCACTGGTAATACTTTATTGAAAGGTGGTAATTTGACAATTACTGCTAGTGATGGAACTACGAATAGACTAACACTACAAAATACTACAGGTAATCTTACAATCAGTGGTGTAATAACTACCAGTGGATTGGGAGAAAATCTTCTTTCTGGAGATTTAAGAGTAACTGGTGGTGATTTGACAGTTAGTAAAATTGTAAATGGTACTGAAACTAGTATTTTCAAAATTAACAATAGTGGATCTATTGATTATGCTGGACAAACTGGATTCTTTACTCCAACTGGAGCTAGAAAATGGGTTTATGCTGGTGGTGGTGTAGAAACTGTTGATGCTCAATCAAACGTAAATTATTTTGTTGCTCCATCCGCTAATCTTGTAATTAAGTTACCTTTAACTCCAACAACTGGTGATACAATTCGTGTTGTTGATGTTGGTGGATTATTAACATATAACGTTTCACTTAAATTTAGAGCACCTACTGGAATAAAAATTCAAGGAGATGGTACTAATGCTGGTGGAACTCCAGATCCAGGAACATCTTATAATGGTGGAGAATTGATTGTACAAACTCCTAATGCTGCTTTGGGTCTAATTTTCATTGGAGCTACTAATTATGATGGTACTAGCACTGGAGCTCCAACAACACAACAAGGTTGGTGGTTAATGGAAATCTAACATGACAAGTTACAACATAGTACGTACTGCTGAAGCTCAACCCATTGGATCTATAGTTCCATGGGTAGGATCTTTGACTAAAATACCTAAGGGGTGGCTTTTATGTAATGGAGTAGAATTAAATGCTTCAGATTATCCTTTGTTAGCAAAAATATTAAGAGATACTTATGGAGGTCAAGGATTTGGAGGTACATTTCCAAATTATACTGGAACTTTTAAATTGCCTTCTATAAATCAAAAAGCATTATCTGATATATCAGCTTCTTATTTTAGTAGTAGTACATTATCACAACCAACAATTAATGTTGATACACCAGATGCTGCTGCTGTTGTTTCTTCATATATTGGCACTGAAGGAGATTTGGGTCCACCTCAAACTTTTTATGCTAGAACTGATTTAAACCTTAGTTATACTCCAGATCCAGATGGTACAATTACTGCTTTTACTTTTACTGGAACAGCACCTACAGCAACTACTACAACACTTTATTCTAATGTAGCAGCAACCAATATAACTGCTACAGGAACTGGAGCAACTTTTAATGTTATAAAAAATACCAATCAGACATATACTGTAATTTTAAAACAAAAAGGTTCTGGGTATGTTATTGGAAAAACTTTATCAATTCCTTATAATTTAATTGGAGGTGTTTCTAGTGCCAATAATATCACAATTACTATTACAAATACAGGTAATGGATTTTTCCAAGGCACTATTAAAAATTCTGATGGAGGTAAATTAAAATTCACTCCAGGATTTGATATAACTCCAATTTATATTGTACCAAGAAAACTTGGAAGACAACATTTTCCACAACATTTTCATCCAGGCGTATATCAAACAATTAATAAAAATGATGTATCTGACCAACCAGGAACTGGCGTTAGTGTTTTTGAAAATCCTCAAATAACAGTAGGGGAAAACATTTATTGTAACTATCCTATTAGAGGTATCTTTTGTGAGAGATACACCACTGGATGTGGTCAAGGTGATAAAACACAAGGATATAATGTTTGGGGAACTTCTCAAACAAATGGTACTATTACAATTAGTTCTCCATTTACTGCTGGTGTTGGTAGATATGCTTTGGCATCAATATCTGGTACTTTACCAGCAAAAAGTCATAGTCCATTAAATACATCTGCTGGCGCTCATGGCGTAGGTAAAAATTGGTTTACTAGTGCTAAAAAACTTAGAGATGCAAATGCAAATGTTAGTGCTGTAGTTGGCGGAACGGCAAACGCTTTAGAACAATTACGTCTTGATGGAAAAATTAGAGCAAATACCTATATACCATTTTCTGATAATGCATCATTAAATTATGAAATTAATTATGATGATGGTACGCCAGCTGGATTAGGAAGTGATAATACAGTAGCACCAACTCAAGTAATGTTTAATAATGCTGCTACTAGTTTTACTAACACTACAAGAAATAATTTAGCAAATTTGGATGTTATATCACCACATGATCACCAAGGAAATATCAATATTACATATGATAATGGTAGTCTTTTTCTTCCAGATTCAATTACTGGTAGTGTAATTCCAAATATCACACCAGATAATGTTCCATCGGCATTTCAAATTACTTTTACTATACCAACAGCATCTTTAGCTATAATTAATTTAATAAGGGCATACTAAAATGGCAAAGTATTATTCAATAGAAAAAGCAAAATTTGGAGGAACTACTGGAACTATAATTCCTTTTATGAGACAACTTCCTTCCACAAATTTACCAGATCAAGGAACATGGAGAACTTATGTACCAGCTGGATATTTGAGATGTGATGGATCTATTTACAAAGCAGATTTGTTTCCAATTTTAGCTTCAGTTATAGGAATAGGTACTTCATGTAGATTTGCTAAAGTAACATCAGGAACGGGTGCTTTAGGTTCGGATTATATTCAATTGCCAGATTTAGGATCAAAATATATTAGGTGTTCTACTGCTTCTGGACAATATTTAAATTTAACAACAGCTCAAGATTCTAATGTACAAAAAGTTGGAGTTGAAACTGAAATTACTTCTCTAGTGGGAAGTAATCCTACTGTAACTTATTCGGGAAGTTTTACTCTTTCTGGTGCTACAGATATAAAATTTTCTGGAAATCCATTTTTTTCATCTGATAATTCTGGATATTCTCCAAATGATTATTTAACAGAAGATAATTTCCAATCACATGGTCATGCTGCTGATGTAGGAATTTTTACATATCTAGGAAAATGGAAAGATAGTACTTATGTAACTACTGGTGGTGGATCTAATATTGGTAGAAATGAAGGTTCTAATAATATGCAACAAATATCAGCGCCATCTGGGTCTGTGAATAATTCAACTCATAATCATCAAGTTAATCTTCCCACATCAACACAATTAAAAGCAAATACTACATTTACTTTTAAATATAATGATAATCAAACTATATCAGCTGATGGATTACAAACAACAATCAATCTTACCACAGAAAATATAAAAAAATTAGATAACGTTATAATGCCTTATGTTTTGGTAGAATATCTTATTAAAATTTAATAAGTATGTAAAATGGTAGCAACAACTTATTATTCACCAACCACAATAACGCTTCCAAAAAATTCTATTAATATTAAAATAACCATTGCTGGTGCTAAGGGTGGTGACGTTATTAATGCTTATCAAAACCTCGGATGGACGAGAAGAGATGGGGGAAATGGTGCTTTTGGTGTATTTACATTTAACAGTAATGATTATACAACAACTAAAACTTTAGGACTATATGTTCCAACAGTTGGATCTAATGGCGGAAATCCAACTGGTGGAAATGGTGGTTCTGGAATATCAAGCGGTGGTAAAGGTTGGACTAATACAAATAAAGGTACGGCTAATTATGGTGGTGCTGGCGGTGGTGGATCTGGTGGAGTGACGTATAATAATTCTGTAATTATAGTTGCTGGTGGAGGAGGTGGAGCAAGTGGTACTAGATACATTGGGTATGGTGGTGGTGTTAATGGTTATTCAGCTATATTATTTTCACCTCCTGTGGGAGTACTACAAAATGGACAAAATGCATTTGCCAGTGTTTTGAACGTTTATGCTGGTGGTGGCGGCGGTGGTGGAACTCCAGGAGGAGCATATGCAAGTCAATACGATGCTGCTCAGCAACAATATGCTGGTGTTGGAGGAGGAAGTTCTTATAACAGTAATATAGTCACTTTAAATACTCAAAATTATTATAGTGGAACACCATATATCACAGTTGAATATGATCTTTATGTTCCTCCACCACCATCAATAACATCTTTTTATGCTTCTCCTAATCCACAAACAAGTGGAAGCGCAGGAACTCCAGCATATAATACCACTTTATATTGGACTACAACGAATTCATCTTCCGTTTCAATTGATCAAGGAATAGGATCTGGACTTATAACAAATTCTTCTTATAATGTAACTAATTTGCCACAATCACTAGTAGGATCAAATTCCCCAGCAACTAGAACTTATACATTAACTGCTTATGGTATAGAAGCTAATTATGGATTACCTACGACTTCAACAACATCATCTATAACGGTTTCTGTTTATAATGATAATGTACCAAATGATTACACTGTTCCTTCACAAAATAATCAAGAACCAAATAGAACTATTATTTGGTCTTTTGGACCTATATCTGGTATTGATATGACAACAACTGTAACTGCTAGTTCGGGATGTGATGTTTCTTTAAATAGTTCAAACTGGAGCAGTACAGTTTATGTAACATCTGGACAAACTATATATTTAAGAACTACTACATTACCTTTTAATACTGACCCAAATGGATTGACAAATACAAAAAATTTGTATGTTGATGTTGGACCTCTTAGAAAATATTTTACAGTTACAACTAGAGCACCGAATATTCAAGAAATATTTGATTTTGGAAATTCTAGTGTAAATTATCCATATCCAGATATTGATCAAGTAGCAAATACTCCAACTCAATATCTTTCTAGTCCAACTAAATATTTAATGGGAGATTCTGGTAAACCACCAGATGCTGAAATTCCAGTTGAAATAAAAGTAAATGATCCTAATGTTCAGGTAAGAATAACCCCAATAGGAGTTTCTGTGCCTGGAGATTGGATTAATGTTAGGCAAATTTGATAAATAATTAAAAAAATGACTTTTCAAACTAGAAAATATACCAGTCATATAACTTTTTCTGGTCTAAATTGCTGTGCTATTGTTTATACCACAGAGGAAACTTTTTCAGTTGAAGATGGTATAATAAAAATACATAATTCATCAACTAAAGCAACCGAATATTTAAGACCTGGAAAAACTTTAACTACTGATGAAGAAGGAAATGTTCATGAAGTAGAAATACCAGATCAAGATATTTCTGGAGAAGATGAATTTACACAAAAAATGATTAGATCTTATTGGGATAATTATAAAGGAGATTTGATGTATGAAAAAGAAAATTAATTTCGTAGATGATAACAATCTATCAATTACTGATGAATATTATACATCAGCTATGGTTGAAATGAATCACTTGAAGAAGAAAGAAAAGGTAGAAATTAAAGCTTCCGAACCAATTCAAGTTAGGATTAATGGTGGAGAATGGGTAGATATAAGATCCATTGAAGAAGCATAAATATTAAAAAGTGTAGTGAATAGTATCAATGCCATTTAGCAGTACGCCAGTATATGTTGGTGCTGGAGATCAAATAGAAATTAGATATCCCACTCCATCGACATGGAATACATCAGTAACTGTTCAAGTACAAATTGGTACTGGTGTTGATCCAAATGGAGTTACTTTAGCAACTAAAGTGCCAGATGCACAACCAAATACTTTTACTTTTACTGATAATTCTGGATCTACTAATCCATCAGCAACATTACCAGGAGATTTTGTAAGTACTTTTGAAAAAAATACTACCTATTATTCAAATTTAATTACAGTAGGTGGATTAGAAGTAAGAATTCCAATTTCTATTGCCACATCTGGATCTGGTCCAAAGGGAACTTATCCTAATCTTGCTAATGCTGCTTTTTCTGTTAATGGCGGACCATATATTACCACTTCAACTCAATCTTTAGTTGTTACTGGTAATACAACTTCTGGAAGCAATGTTATTAGCAATGTAACCAATGTTGGTAATTTAGTAGTTGGAAGATATTTATCTGGTACTGCTATATCTGGTGAAATAGTTGGTATATCTGGAACTAATGTAACTCTTTCTAATTTAGCATCAGCAACAGCAACAGCAACTTCTTTAACTCAATATTATACTGTTACTAATAACGATACAGTAAGATTAAGAATACAAACTGAAAATTGGTATACAACAAATACTAATGTAACCTTAACTCTTTCTGATAATTATTGGGGTGCTGGTAATGCTGTTTCTGATACATGGAGCATCACAACTAGAGCACAATTACAAGCAATTACAACTTTATATAGTGGATTATTCGTTGATTATGTAGATTTAGGTCCAACTGATTTTTCTACATATAAAACTCAAAATATTTCTATCACTGGTATTGACAACGATGCGTTGCTACGAGCAACTGCTACTGGAAATGGTCAAATATCAAGTGATGGTGTAACGTGGTCACAAGCAGTAACACAATTAAAATTAGGTGACACTTTATACACTAGGTTACCAGTTGGAAGTACATATACAACAAAAACTACTGGTGCTTTTACAGTTTATGCTGTTGGTGGTGATACTGCCACAATTGGTGGTACTACATATTTAAATAATAATACTGGCACATATGGTTCTGGTACTTATGCCGTAACACAGACATTAGGTAGTAAACAAGATGATTGGCAGATATGGACTGAAGTAGATAGATATCCAAATGCTGTTGATTTTGCTCCAATTTATACAAATACAGATTCTTTACCATTATCTACGGTATCATCTGGAGGAACAGGATATGTTGTTGGAAACACTTATACCACAACAAATACTACACATCCAACTGCTACTGGTCTAACAGTAAAAGTTCTTGCTACTGATTCTGTAACTGGTGCTATTCAAGTAGTACAAACTGTAGAAAGAGGAACAGGTCCATATACAGTTGATGATATTTTAACTGTTAATGGTGGTACTACAAACGCTCAGGTAAAAATTATTGAATTTAGACTTGTTAATGTTTCCACAACCTCTACATTAAATAATGCTGAAATAGGTTTAACATATTATTCTGATATAACAATAAGTGGATTAGGAACAGAATATACAACTGGAACTTACAGTGATCTTGAAACTCCCCTTGTAACTAGAACTAGTTCTTATACGTTACCATTTACTGTAGATGCATCAATAAGTGGTCAAACAGTAAGTGTTGGTTGTGTAGTGTCTCAAGGTGACGCTTTAATTAGAAAAAATAATACTGGAACATGGGGAACTACTTTAGTAGTTAAAAATGGTGATATTGTTACAATTAAACAAACAGCATCTACATCTTATAATACTAGCAAATCTAGTACGATAACATTACAAGGACCTCCAGCTGGAAATCCAACTTCTCTTGGGGTTCAAAATCCAACAGCTGGTCCAAATCCACCAACATTTACTGATAAGACAGCAACAATAACAGTTAAAACAAGAACAGCAAGAACAGATCCATATCCATTTAAAGTTAAAGATATATATGATGCTAATCCAGGATTTACATATGCGAGATCAGTTACTATTTCTGGATTAGATGCTAGTACAGATGCCACAATTGTAACTCAAACTGCTGGTTCTAATGCTCAAATAAGTTTAGATGGAGTAAATTATTTTACTACAATTTTTAATGTTCCTTCTGGAACAAGCACTCTATACATAAAAGCAACAGCTTCTTCATCTTATAACGTAGCACAAAAAATTGTTTATAGATGTGGAAATGTACAAGATACTTTTACAATTGCCACACCAAAAAGTGGATATACTATTACTCCTTATACAGGAACTAATACTTATATTGAATATACTCTTCCACAATGGGCAGATACTTTAGATTTTGTTTTAGTTGGAGCAGGTGGTGGAAATGGTGGTGATGATTCTCCGAATAGTTATGGTGGTAGAGGTGGATTTGGTAATGTTCTTATGGGAACTTTTGATACTACTAAAGTAACTTGGTCAGATCCAATTGCTAGAAAAATCAGAATTTTCGCTCCTACTAAAGGAATTGATGGAGTTAGTTTTTCAAAAGCAGTTAATGGTGGAGCAGGAGGATTTGGTTATGCTACAGGAGGTGCTGGAGGCGCTACCGCTACTGCTGTATATTCTGGAACAGGTGGAGGTGGTGGTGGTGCAGCTGCTATTACACTTGTAGATGGAACTTTAATTGCTCTTGCTGGAGGCGGAGGTGGCGGTGGTGGTGCTGGTGATGATACGACAATACCAAAACCTACACAAAATGGTAATAATAGTGGAAATGGAATAAATCAAATTGATAGTTTAATTGGATTAAATTTAACTGGATTATCTGGTCAAAATGCTCCTGTAACGGGAGGAGGCGGAGGTGGAGGTGCTGGAGGTGGTTATGGAATTGCTGGAACAACAAATAGCATATTAATTGATGAATTTGGGGGAACTCTTGCTACTACTGATTTAGATGCTAATGGTGGTAGTGGTGGAGGATCTTATTATAAATCTGCTTGGGTGACACTTAGTACAAGTGTTGTTAATTTAGGAGCAGGAACTGGTGCTGATGGCATGGTTTATATTTCTTATCCTCCTCAAGATATTAGTCCAGATCCATTTACTATTACTCCAATAACTGGAGCAACGCCAAATACAACATATGATAGTGATTATATCCAAATAACAGGATTCACTGGATATTTACCAATTTCAATTAGCAGTAATGGAACAAACCAACAGATAAGAGTTTGTACTGGACAAGGTACAGGTTGTGGAACTTGGGGTAATAGTGCTACCGTTACAAATGGTCAGTTTATACAGTTAAGAATGACAACGGGATCTTTATATTATAGTGGTTATACATTAACTGTTAATGTAGGTGATGCTACTCAATATTGGAATATTAGTACAGGTGATCCTCCAGTTACAACACCAAATGCTTTTGTAATACCCAATTTAAGCAATCAAACACCAAATACTTTAGTAGATAGTAGTATTGTTCAAATTACTGGTATTAATGTTCCAGTGTCTATAACAGCAAGTAATGGCGCTTTGATATCAATATGTAATGGAATTACCTGTGATACTTTTTCTGCTTCTCCTAGAACCATTAGCAATGGTCAAGGATTTAAATTGAGAATTTTATCACCAACTTCATATTCTAGTAGTGTAAATTCATTAGTAAGTGTAGGAACTGGAGCGTCAACTACTTGGGTAGTAAGCACTGGTATAGCGCCAGATAACACTCCAACATCATTTAATTTTATTACATTAACAAACCAAAATTTAAGTACATATGTTTATAGTAATGCTATTACAATACAAAGTATCGATACTACTATTCCATTTGTAGTCACAAATAGTACTGGGCAAACAGGATCTCTCCCAACTATCATTGTTAATGATGTTGATACAGGACTTACATCTACTACAGTTTCATTATATGACGTAGTAAAATTAAAATATCAAACATCAAATATAGCTGGAGAATCTAAAACTTTTAATATTACTGCTGGCACGTATACAACTACATGGGTAGTTACAAATGCTGGTAATTTTGGAACAGTACCAAATGCTTTTACATTTCCTACTGTAACAGCAGCAGCAGTCTCAACTGCTACTTATAGCAATATTGTAACTATTAGTGGTTTAGGTACTACAGTTGGAGCTTTTGCTACAAATGGAGCATTATTAAGCAAAAATGGTGGTTCTTTTAACTCATATACTTCTTCTGCTCCATTATTGATAACAAATGGAGATACATTAAGAGTTCAATTATTATCGAGTGGAATAGCAGGATTTTCTGTTAACACAAATGTTACTGTAGGTGGATTTTCAACTACTTTCACAGTGTTTAGTCCAGCTCCTACACCAGATCCTATTTTGGGTCAATGGTATAGTGGTTTAAACATGGTACAAACTTCTGGTACAACTCAATATAAATTTGCTACTAAATTTGATGGGTTGCCAATTGGATCTATGATGCCAGTTTTTAAAGATGTAACTCAAACTGATGGATGGGGTAATTTAAGTGGAAAAGCAGATTCTAGATTCCCAGGATGGATTTTATGTGATGGTTCATATGTAAGTCCTACTGATTATCCAGCTTTATATTCTATTATTGGAACTTTATATGGAGCAAATGTTGGAGGTGATTTTAGACTTCCTGATATGAGAAATAAAAAACCAGTTGGAACTGGAACTTTAGATGGTAATGCTGCTTCATCTCCTGCTCTTATACCTGATTATGGTCCAGCAAAAAATAGTAGTAATAAATCAAACCTCACACCAGGATCTCATGGTGGATTGTGGTACATAGATCAAATTGCTGTTCCTGGTGCTCAAAGTATTCCTCAAGTTAAAACACCTGGAACTGGATTAACACCAACTGAAAGTGATTATTTTGCTATTGGTACAATTTCTACAACAGGTTATACTAATGTAAATGGAGCAGTTGAATTTAGTACAAGTGGTCAAACATCTGGTTCTTTCTCATTAAAAAGCACTAAATTATATGATATTCCAACTCATACTCATAATTTATTAACTGGTCAACCAGATCCAGTTGGTGGCGGAGATGGAAGTAAAGGAATTGTATATTGGAATTCAGAAGGTGGAGTATCTAGTAACGTAGTTGTAACTAGTAGTTTACCATCTTCTCCAATTGTTAATAATACTATAGTTCAAATTAATCTTTGGGGATATGCTATTAAACCATCTAGCGGTTGGATTCCATTAACAACAGCAAATACTATTTCAACTTCTTTAGATTCTGATGGAACGATTGTATGGCTTAAATCGCTTGATCAGTTCTCTCCTTCTCCTGGTGGATGTATTAATATTATTGTTAATGGTGGTGGACCAGGATATACTGGACAGTATATTAGTGGTACTTGGGACCCAGTACAATATAATCAAACAAATATTGGAAATATTGGTGATGCTAATTATGACGAAATAAATTCTTATATTAATCTTACTAGCGAACCATTTCCAACTAGTACATCAGCAATAAACAGTGGTAATAATTATAAATTTGTTGGTGCTGTTGACATTCCATCTAAAAATATAGGTATTTCTGGATATATTCCAACTACAAAAAATAACCATTCCCACTATTTAAGTTTGAATGCTTTAACAGATTTTAATACTAAATTTAGTTATGGTAATTCTGATGATCAGGGAACAGCAACAGCTGGAACCCCAACAAATACATCTGTAACTATAACAAGAACTGCTGCTCAATTGGGAATAGAAGTTTTACAAGGTAAATTTACTCTTAATGCCAATAAACAGTTGATACCTACTCCATCTTTAGCACCTCAATCTAAAGTGCCTTTGATTACTTCCTACGTTTGGGTGAAATGGTTAATCAAAGCTTATTAAAATAAATAACAATAAAAGATTTAAAATGGCGACACCAATTTTCAATCCAGATGATTTTGTTTTTACAAAATTAGAAGTACCTGAAGATAATCCTACACTTATAGAATATGATGCAAAAAATAGATTGATTTATCTAAGACTTCGAGATTCTAAAACAAATGAATATGAATACAATGCAATATATTTGACAGAAACTGTAAATAAAAATCTGTTGACTTATTTACCAGATGAATGGACTAATGAAAATGATAGAATTCTATTATTTGCTGTACATAAAAATGGTAGAGTATTCTTTGAAAAAGAAAAATTAAAATATGATTTTGAAACAAAAGAAACTAAATGGGTAAGATATGAATATAAAAATCTTTCTATTGAGGATGCCACTAAAATTACAGATGCTTTGAAGGCAGCTATTTTTATACAAAATACTAAGAACGAAAATGATAAAAATAGTGCTTTAGTTTCCTTAGCAAAAAAAGATGTTTATCTAGATAGATTTTATTTGGCTGTGCTGAAAAAATCTGATCAAATGTTAAGAGAAACTGACTGGAGAATTTTAGAAGATGCTCCACAATCATTTGATGGAGAAAGAGAATTATGGAAACAATGGAGAGATTTTGTAAGAGTTGCGCCTAAAAAACCAGAAGAGTTTGAAGGTGAACTAGACTTTTTGATTTATACTGAAGAATTTAAATGGCCAGTTAATCCAGAAACTTATCATAATATGTATCCAGATCATGAAGTTGAATATCTATCAACTCCAGATCAATTTATATTTGCTGATACATCAATGACTGAGTATAGAGAAACATTGATTAGCGAACAACTAAAATATGCTATTAAAACATTTAAAGATCGCCAAGAAAATGGCGTTCCTATTACCAAAGAAATGTATGACATCATACAACAGTATTCTTTATTAGAGAATATTGATGATATTAAGTTAAGTGTACAAGGAGAAGATCAATGATAGCAAGAGATTTTGTTGAATTTATTATACATTGGACTGAAACAATGAATACAACTGTTATGATGATAAGAACTACAGGACCAGACAATGCTACGGATGAAGATAAAGTAAATCATATTTATTCTATATACAAAACAAATTTTGAATCAGATAGAGCTGATTTCTTTGATAAATTCTTGTATAATGAATTCACATTCGTAGAATTTGATAGTGAAGAAGAGGCATATGATTTTGGTATTCAGAATTTTCCAATGAATAAAAATGGCGATCCAGATTATTTTGTTCAATTCTTTATTTTTAGTAATGGAAACTTGGCATATGCTAATGATTCTTTAGTTGGATTGTCTGATAAAATTCCGACACCACAGCAACCAACTGAATAACTGTCACAGGGGTCTTGACAGACCCCTTTTTTAATGCCATAATATTTTTACTGAATTGATTTTCTTATGCTGCTTCGCCCTCACCAAGAGCGTGGTTGTATTTCTATGGAATACAATCCGAAAGGTCAACTTATCATGCCCACGGGTTCTGGTAAGACCCCGACCATGATTTTTGACTGTAAGCGTATTTTTGAGACTGTAAATGCTGCCACCATTGTAGTGGTTGCTCCCCGCATTCTTCTGGCAGAACAATTGTCTGCTGAATTTCTTGAGCATATTACTAATGCTGCTGTTCTTCATGTTCACACGGGTGAAACTCATCACTTTAGCACGACTCGCCCCAATGTTATCCATCAGTGGGTCGAGAGTCATAACTCTCGTAACAAACTGATTTTCACAACCTATAACTCCCTCAAACGGATCCAGCAGTCTGGTGTCAACGTACACACGATCTACTTTGATGAGGCACACAACTCAGTCAAACGCAACTTTTTCCCTGCCACTGAGTATTTCGCTGCCCTTGCTGATCGTTGCTACTTCTTCACTGCTACTCCCAAACATTCCAACACTGCTGCCAAACCTGGCATGAATGATGTTGATGTTTATGGCAAAGTAATTTGTGATGTTCCTGCCACCGAGATGGTTGAGCAGGGTTATATTTTGCCTCCCACCGTTGTTCCTTACGTTGTCGATTACGAACGCCTCAAGGGTGATCTTGCCTGTAATACTGATCACGTAACTCTTCTCAACATGATTGATGAGATGGGTGATGATGCTAATCACAAGATTCTTGTGGCAGTTCCTAGCAGCAAAGTGATGTGGAATCTCTTGTCACAAACTACTGCTGTTCAGGATCTACAGGATCGTTGGTTTGATGTGCTTCATATCACCAGCAAATACGGTGCTTGGGTCAATCAAACCAAAGTAAATCGTGAGGTGTTCTTTGACACCTTCAATGACTGGGGTAAGGATCCTTCCCGCAAATTTGTGATCTTCCACTATAGCATTCTTGCTGAGGGTATCAACGTTCACGGTCTTACTCATACGATTCTGCTTCGTACTCTCGATGTGATCGAGATGGCACAGACTATTGGTAGGGTTATCCGTCTCAATCGTGATGATGCTGCTGATCTTTCTAGTGGTAAAATACCTGCTGGTAATTTCACCATGTACCGTAAACCAACTGGATTCGTGACTGTTCCTGTCTTCAAGAACTATGGTCAACGTACCATCGATCGTCTTCAGAATCTCGTCAACACTATCTTTGTTGAAGGTAAACCCGCTATCTCCGTTGTAAACCGATGACTTTCCCCGAACTTACCCTTACTGGTAAAAAATTCCCAACATATAGGGATACCAGTAAAAAATATTTTCCTTCTTTTGAGCAATTTCAGGCGATTGTTGAACGTGCTGATCATATCAGGAGCATCAAACCAGATCAAATCAAAAGATCTGATGTTCTTTCACAGGAATTTATTGAAGCATATCACCTGTATCGTTCTCTTCCTGCCCCAGCAAAAAAACAACTGAGGGATAATGGTAAGGCACAAATGGGTTGGTGGGATGAAGACACCGAATCTTTTGTTGCTAATAACACAGCACCAGATTCTAGGGGTGTCATGTTCATCATGAAAGCCATTGAATGTAATTTTACCTGTGGTATTACTGGTCTTAAAGTAGATAACATTGGTTACTTTCAAATTGATCACATCATTCCACTGACTGCTGGTGGCACAGATCATCCATCAAATTGGTTGTTGGTTGATGCCAAGGTCAATCAGTACAAAAATAATTATGATTTTGATTGGTTGATTCAGCAAGCAGAAGAAGTAGTTTCTGCTGGTGAGCAAGCATATCTTAAACGAGATAATAAGAGCAACACTAGGATCGCTCAAAAAAATATCCACAAGGATATTATCAACAATTGGGATCCTACTGATGGTCTTAATCTCTTCAATACCTATACAACCAGAGGACTACGATCTTATCTTCGTTACGTTGCTAGGAAGTATAAGGTTAATCAATTAGGAACCAAACGTCCTAAACGTGCTGGTGGAGACCATGGTAATTACACTCAGGTTGTTTATGCTTTGACACGTTTAGTTGTTGAGCATGAGGAAGAAGGCAAACGTCTTCACAAAGAATGTCAAGCAAAAGGAAAATTGTATGACGCTAAGGTTATCACAAATCTCGATCTTGTCAACCACTATGCAGATGTGGTAGAATATGTCAAGCACAAAACTGGATTTTCCTGGGAATATACAGATAGAGAATCTTTCGTTTCCGAACTTCTTAACTACGTTAAACCACTCCATGAAATTAACTGACCATTCCCTGTATCGCTACGCTGGTGGTAAGAACAGGATGAAAAAGGATCTGATTCAGATCATCCGTGATGTGAATCCTGGTATCACCAGCATCGTATCACCGTTTATGGGTGGTGGATCCACAGAGATCCTACTGGCGTCTCAGGGCGTCAAGGTACAGTCTTACGACATCTTCCGACCCCTTGCTGACTTCTGGGAGATTGTGACCGCTGGAGGCGCTCCTGGCATCGCTGACGAGGTGACCAAGCACTTCCCCTTGATTGATAGCGACCATTACAAATCCTTCCTTCCGTTGTTGGATAGTGAGGATAAGTTCACCCGAGCGTGGTCATTTTACATTGCAATCAAGGGTTCGTACTCAGGAAAGATCGGATGTTCTACCGTTAAGTCTAGAGCAGAGTTCCGAATTGCTGGAATTGATAAACTTAGGAATTTTTACAATCCGAACCTGTCGTTTGCCTATGGCAGTTGCTTCGACACGATCCCGAAGCACGAAAATGACTTCTTATACTTGGATCCACCATATTATGAGACTGTTAGCCATTATTATGGCAAAGATGGTGCCCTTCATAAATCATTTGATCACGAACAGTTCTGTGAGGTCTTGAAGCAACACAAAGGTGGGTTCGTGATGTCTTATGACAACAGCGATGCTGTATGTTCACTTTATAAAGATTGGACTGAGTTTAGGTATCTTACCTTCCCATATCAAATGTCTGGCACCAAGCGATATGAAAAGACAGAACTGGTTATTGTTAAGTATCCAGAACATCCTACACAAAAACCAAAATCTGTGCTAGAATCATTCTTAGTTGAAGTCTAAATATGTACGAGGATTTATCTGCTTTCGAGCGAGCACTTGCTCGCTTTGGTGACAAAGTTCAATTAATTGTTGGTTTAGAAATTTCTGATAAAATGTCTCCAGAACATGCATATCAAGAAATTAAAGATATGATGAAGGAACTAAAACAACTTCGTAAAGCAGAAAAACAAGATTGGTCACCAGAATGAATACTTACTACTATACCATCTTTATTGTTTTTGCTGTATTAGTATACATGATTGTCATGGACGCTAATGTAGCAAAGTTTATTGAATTGATGGGGCAAATGGTAGTTATTAATTTTAAAAGACTCTATTATCTTTTCGTATATCATCCTAACAATAAAATAGCGGCATGGATGATGGAAAGGAGAATTAATAAAATGGCAAAACAACTACAAAAAGAATTGCAAAATGACGCATCACGACCTATTGATTGATTCTATTGCTGAATATCTTTATTGTGCTTACAGTAAAGGTAAAAATGATGAACTTTGGTGTGATTATCATGCCCAACAACAAGCTCAAGAAATATTGATTGTTGTAGAAGAATTTCAAGAAGCAAGAGCAAAACTAGGACGACCCAAATCATATAAATGGAGGGCAAGTGACTAAATTTCCATACGAAACATTTCCATATCGTCTAGATATTAAAAAAGAAAATAGAGTATGTTGGTTTATCCATGAAGACCATCTAAACAAACTTATTGAACGAGAAAAACTTAATCCTAAAAACTATGAAGTATCCACGAATGGTGTGGCGCTGGTGGGCAAAGGCACTGGGACAAAAAGCAGGAAAAAACGACAAGGAAGCTGATCAAGTTGCTATTGTTCGTACAGTAATTTTTATTACATATCTTGCCACTAACTGCTTTATTGTTGCTGGTGTCATTCGACACTGGAATGAAAATCAACCTATTTACATTGAGATCCATGAAAATTCAAACTATTCAGAAGTCCTACACTCAAAAGGATGGAACAACCTGGGAATGGACAGAAACGCCAGAATTGAGGGCGTATATAGCACAGCAAAAGTCAGTAACAATATTGGAGAATTTGAATGAACCACCCAAACGAACACCCAGAAATAGCTGAGGTAGATTGGATTGATGATACATTCCGTGTTGAAGAATCTCGTTTCAAAACTTGGCGTAGTTATACCAAAGATGGGAAAGAAGCGGTTACCTCATTACACAGAGACACTTGTATTGATGCAACCAGATTATACCTTAAAGGACGCCAAGAGGGATGGGGTACTTCCCAAACATATGAAGGCACAGTAGGTGGAAAACTTTGAAACACCAATAGGAGCAAAGATAGCAGGACTTATTATGTCCTGTATTTTTGCTTCTTTTGTAGTAATTCTAATTTATAGTGGATATGACAACAGCAAACACCAAACAAGAATTCCCATATCATGTGTTAGATGAAACTACACCATGGTATGAATGGATTATGTATTGTGAAATTTGTCATCAATTAAATGTTCCTGGGCAACCTTCAGTTGGTCGATATCATGCTTATCGTAGATATCTCAAATATATGGGAATTATATAATGTACAAGGCATATTATTATCCATTGAAACCTGACGAAATTGATGGTTATGACATTATTTCAGAAGCACAAGCAGAATCTGAGGATCATACTTATCATGAATGTCCAGTATGGAAACACAAATGTAATAGATCATTTGTTGTAAGGTCCCCCATAGATTTTGAAATAGAAATTAAAGATGGGGAGTTAATTTATAATTTACCACAATTTTATCCTGTTATTATTTCAGATGAAAAAGAATTGGATACAATTCAACCAGTAATCCAATTAAAATTTCCTACATTTTATTTTTGGACAAATACAGATAATTTGTGGTTTGAATTACTAGATCATCCAATGACATCATTAAATAATAATATGGTTATTGTTGGTGGTTGGTGGAATCTTGGTAATTATCCTAGATCAGCTAGTGTGCCCATCAGATTTGTGGATAGAAACAAAAAAGTTTCAATTAAAAAAGAAGATCCACTTTATAGAGTTAGATTTTATGGAGAAGATCTTAACACAGGTATTAAACTGATCAAATCCAGTATATTACCTAATGATGTACAAATACAAAACTTGGCGAATAATCCTAGAAAAGCAGGAAAATCTGGAATGAATAGAAGATTATTCGCTAAAAAACAATGTCCATTTAAAGGTTATTTAAATCTATGAAAACTAAACTTAATTGGTGGGAATATTGGATTGGTCATTGCTGGATGACAGGATGGCAAAGTATTAAAATGACATTCTGGATCTGGCGTGATCTTATGTCAGATAACTATGACGGATACGCTTTACTTAATAATGATGATCCACTTACAGAATGTCTAGAATGGTTTTGGGCATCTATCAATGAAGATGATGTATATCCAAAAGATTTTCTAGAAGAATTAATGCAAATGGCAGATGATGTTGAGACTGGTAAGGTCAAAACATATTCATGGGAAGAAGTCAGAAAAGAAATAGAATTTGCTGGTAATTATGAAGGTCCATTGTACGCTCCACACCCAGATATAAAAAGAGATGAAACTAATCAAACTGACACACAGAGTTGATTATGGGCAGGACTGGTCTGTTCATTTATTCAACACATCTAAACATTATCCAAAGTTTATTAAAAACTATTCATTACTACAAATATCATTAGGATGGATGGAATCTGCTTGTGGACCGTATTTACAGTTAAATGCTGGTCAAGGTAGACTGTTTGGACTTATATTTTTTGCTCATAAATTTGCAATTGATATTGATATTCTAGCACCTACATGGAATTGGAGTTGTAGTATAACTGGAGATTCACAACCATGATATACTTTCTCGTCATTTCTGCTGCTATTGTTTGGGCACTAATAGCATTATTCTCACCTTGGTTTAATCATTTAGATAATATAGAAGACCATGGAAAAAAGCGATAAGGATGCCTTATACTTGACATTACTTTTGGTAATCCTATTCCTACTTGACATAGGAGTGGGAGTTGGGTTATTATGGCATGGTAAAGCAAACTTCCCCGAATTGATCAAACACCTACGATCATGAGAAAAGTTGTAGTCAAACCTAAGAGTAGTAAAGCGAAGAATCGTTTTGCTAACGTCATGGAAGGTAATCCTGTCTGTGTTGTAGA